GGAGAACCTGCTCTTCGATCCTCGTGGCATCGAGGAGGCCATCAAGCTGCTGGAAGTGCTCAAGCGGGCCATGCACGAATTAACCGGAATTCCGGTCACGGCCCTGGGAGAAGAGCAGGCCATCTCTAACACGTCGGGCGTAGCCCTGGCGATCCAGTACCAGCCTCTCATGAACCGCTTCCACCTGAAGGCCACCCAGTACGGGGAGGGCTTCGCAGAGGTCAACCGCCTGGCGCTCAAGACGCTGTTCATGAAGGAGCCGGAGACCCTCACCTGGAACGACACCTGGGATCCGCCCATGCGGGACGACTCGCTCCCGATGCTCGATCCCATGGACCCAGTGACCTACGAGAACACGGTCCACTTCCAGCCGCCGCTCCCAGTCGACAAGCTGGTGCTGCTCAACGAGCTACAGGTGAAGATGGCTCTTGGCCTGGAATCCAAGCGCGGTGCTCTGGAGGAACTGGGTGAGGAGTTCCCAGACGAGAAGCTCCAGGAACTGTTCAAGGAGCTACTGGACGACTCAGAGCAACAGGCGGCGCTGGAGGTGCTCAAGGCCCAGGTCGCCTCTCTCATCGTCAACATGACCGGCATGGTCAGCCCCGAAGGCCCTCAGCCGCTCCCACCACCGCCGGCTGGCAATGGCAAGGGCAAGAACGGTAACGGTGGGGTCAAGTCTGCCGGCGGGCCCCAGGTCAACACCGCCCCCACGGCCAAGATCGCCACAGCCCCAGGTCTGAATCTCAAGGACAACGTTGACGTGGCGAAGATGTACCAGCGGATCGTGACCCTGGCTCATGGCACCACCATTCCGCAGCGTCGTGTGCCAGAGGAGGACGAGAGCTAGTGCGTAATCCTCAGGGTCGATTCGTGAAGCTCACCCATGATGACTTCCTGGCTCGCTTGGACAGAAGCGGTGAGTGCTGGATTTACACCGGTCCTCATGATCGTGATGGCTACGGCAAGTTTGGTCGTAACCGACATGCCCACGTCTACGCCTACCAACACTGGGTCGGATCAGTACCTGAAGGCTGTGAGATCGATCACAAGTGCCGGGTCCGGGACTGCTGTAACCCCGATCACCTCCAAGCCGTCAGTCACAGGGTGAATGTTCTGTTGGGAGAGAGTCCTTCGGCCGTGCATGCTCAGAAGACTCATTGTCTTCGTGGTCATGAACTACCCAGGACTAGGGATAAGAGGGGAGAGCGGGTCTGTCAGCAGTGCAACACAGAGGCCGTTCGTAGGTATAGGGCAGGGAAGACTTGACCTCACCTGAGAACCTCAACGACTCCCAGTTCGGTCCGATGAAGCCGTACTACCCCCATCGGGGCAGTCCCGAGAAGCGTGCCCAGCCAACTCAGGGCAAGCTCTTCCAGGAGGGGCCACCCCAGACAGCCGCCCGTTATCCCAGGGGCTACACACCAGGGCGCATGCAGGAGGTTCGGGGGGCTACGGACTACCTCATCAACGAGCCTGAGCGCCACAGCTTCAGCATCACTGGCTCCACTCTGGACAGCCCTTACAACGTCAGGCAGGGCAAGCGTCTGGCCCAGGAGGCCATAGCTCGGTCGGACGTGCCCGTCAAGCACCTGGAGGGTTTGGGCAGGATCAGCCTCCGGTCCGGGTTGCGCGGTGTCGGCTTCGGCCTGGAGGATCGACTGGGTAGCTACAACCCTGCCTCCAGAGCAATTGACATCGAACCACTTCGTGGTGACCTCAGCACCGGCCGTGGCCTGATCATGAACAAGGAGCAGCTACGCAAGAACAAGGGCATCCCTCGCAGGCAGGCCCAGTCCATATACGACTCCGCTCTGATCCATGAGATCGGCCACCACGAGGACTTCAGCCGACGGTTCCGGGGCCAGAGAGCCATGACTGAGGAGCGGGCCAAGCGATACCTGGGGTCCAGGACCGGCCGGGGCGAGGCGGAAGGTGCTGCTGACCGGTACATGCTCTCCAGGTTCCGCACCGACCCTCGTACTAAAGGCTTCACGCCCGAGACCCAGACCTACGGAGCCATGGGTGTCGTCTATCCGGGCTACCCCAAGGATCTGGTGCGTAGGGGCCAGGGTGCTCGGGAGGCCGAGAAAGGGCAGGAGGAGATCCAGGGCCAGACCAATCTGGCTCGCAAGGGCGCCGCCCAGCAGACTCGCAAGGCTCTGACCCGGTATCGCCAACAACAGAAGAGAAGGAGAAGATGAGCGCCGTCGAACCAGATCCCAACGCCCCACCCCAAGGCGACCCACCGCCGCCTGACCCCGGCACCACCATCACCATCCCTGTCAAGGAGCCACCTGCTCAGCCGCCCACCGGCAAGGAGCCGCCTCAGGCGTATACCCAGGAAGATGTCGAGCGCATTCGCCTGGAGGAGCGTGCTCGGGTCACCTCAGAGCAGACTCGTGCGGATGAGCTAGAAAATCAACTGGCTCAGTACCGCAAGGCTGATGAGGATCGGCAGGCTGCAGATGCCAAGGCTCAACGTGACGCCGACCGGGTGGCGAAGAAAAAAGCCGAAGAGGAAATGGAGCTTCGTGACCTCATGGCGAAGCGGGACGAGGAGTGGGAAGCCCGTCTCGCTGATGAACGGTCCGAGAGGGAAAAAGCCTTTGCCATGCTGGAGCAGGAGCGTCGGTACGCCTCACTTCAGACTTACCTGGCTCACCGAATGACAGAGGTCGGTGACAAAATCGTTCCCATTCTGCGGGACCTCGTCGCCGGTAACACAGAGCAGGAGATCGATGCATCTATCTCTCTCCTCATCGAAAAATCCGACCACATGAAGGCCGACAGCGTCCAGGCCATGCGGAATATCAACGCCGGTCGTCCCATGGTCGGGGTCACAGCGCCCCCAGTTGGTCCTGTGGAGACGAGCGGAGCGACACGCACGTATACAGACGATGAACTCAGGGCGATGACTGCGGAAGATTACGCTGCACACAGAGAGGATCTTCTGCGAGCAGCATCGCAGAGCCGAAGAGGGTAGTACCCGAAACCAGGAGGTAGGCAAGTGCCGTCCAGCATCACCGGAACCCCACTGCTGAGTGCGTCACCCACCGGCTATCCGGGTACGAACTCGCAGCTTTCACCCGCGATCCAGGTCATCTGGTCGAAAGAGATCCTGTTCCAGAGCATGCCCGTGCTCAGATACGAGCAGTTCGCTGTGAAGAAGACCGAGTTGGGGATCCAACCCGGTCTCCAGGTCAACTTCATGAGGTACAACAACCTGGGTGACGCGACACAGCTTGTTGAGGGTGTCCGCATGCAGACCGCCGCCCTCACGGCCTCCCAGTACGCCATCACGGTGGCTGAGCAGGGCTACGCCATCGCTGTGAGCGAGTTGCTGCTGAACTCGTCCTTCGATGACGTGATGGCGTCGTCCTCACGGTTGCTCGGCCGCAACATGGCGAAGTACCTGGACGGGTCCGCTCGTGACACCCTGTACCAGGCGTCCTCAGCCATCTTCGGTTACCAGCTTCCGCCCCCCACCGCCACCCGTACCCCGCTGTCGCCCTACGACGCCGGCACCGTGGCTGCCAACTACAGCGCCCTGGCCGGCACGTTCTACATGAGCGTGAACGTGACCAAGGACGCCGTGGAGACCCTGGCGACGAAGAACGTGCCCCGCATCGGTGAGACCTACGTCTGCTTCCTGGATCCCCACCAGTCTCGCCGGCTCCGTGACAACCCGGAGTTCATAGAGGTGACGAAATACGCCGCCGCCGGGAACTTCATGATCGGGGAGATCGGCCGACTCAACGACGTCGTCTACATCGAGACGACTCAGGTGCGCCAGTACCCCGTCAACACCGGCCCCCCAGGTATGGGCGCGGTCCTCAACGCTGGCGTCGTCCATGGGGCCATGTACCTGGGCGACAACGCCTTCGGTCACGCCATAGCCCTGCCGGTCGAGCTTCGGGATGGGGGTGTCCTCGACTTCGGACGTGAGCACGCGTTGTGCTGGTACGCGATCTGGGGATTCGGTTTAATTACCGACCAGTCGGTCGTGATCGCCTGGACGAACTGACTATGCCATAGTCCCTGAATGAGAAGGCGGTGAACTAGGAGATGCCCAGGGGAACGCAACGCGGCGACTTCACCGGCCAGCAGCGACAAACGTTGGCTGAGGAGAAGGCCGCAGAGTTGGCTGAGCGTCAGCAGGAGATCGGTCTGGTGAATCAGGTCGACCTGGTGCGTGAGGAGGAGGGGATCTGGGATCCCGAAACCGGTCAGCTGATGGAGTTGTCGTCCGAAGCTGAAGCCAGGATCCGCCAGGTTGAAGAGCCGATCACGGTGGACACCGATCCCATCCTGGACCCCTCTGTCCCCGTGCCCGGCTATGACCCGATGAAGGATCTCCAGCCTGTCGGAATCCAGCAGCAGGTCAGGACGGTGACCCCCAATCCTTTGGAGGTGTTGGACCTGGGTCCGGAGCCGGTGATTGTCGAGAGCGACTACCGGGTCATCCGGGTCAACACTGACATCGAGGACATGACCTACGGCATCGGTACGAGCTACACCTTCCTGCGAGGGCGGCGCTACCGGGTGTCTCATCACCTCTACCAGTGGTTAGAGTCACGCGGTGTCATCTACCACTGAGCCGGAACTGATAGAGCGGACCTGCTCCAAGTGCGGGGCGTCTGACACAGAGCCCCATCACGTCCAGTACGTCGCTCTGAGCCACCCGGTCAGTGGTGAGGGCGTCGACCTGTCGGTCTCCAAGCACGTCCAGTGCTGCGCTGAAGACGGGTGCCCCATCTGCTCGGCCGACGTCGAGCGCGCTGCTCAGGAAGGGGCCGACCCCTCCCGGCTACGTGAGTTCCTCCAGCATCGTCCTGCTGACCACCAGGCATTGCTCCAGGAGCAGTTCGGAGTCGCAGTAGCTGTCGACCAGGAGGAGTAATGGCGAATCTCGTAACGACTGAAGCCAACAACATCCTGGCGGCAAGCTCGGGCCAGGCCGCTTACGTGGCCCCTACCGCACCCGTCCAGGTGGCCTTGGTGACAGTGATGGGTACGGCTACCGCCCCAGGTACGGAGGTGGTGAACTCGGGCGGCAGTACCTACGCCCGCCAGACCATCACCTTCGCTGCACCTAATGGTGGCAGTATCGCCTCCAACGTGGCGCTCACGTTCGTCTCCATGCCGGCGGCGACCATCGTTGGCGTGGACGAGTACGACTCGGCAGCCACTCCGATCAGGCGATGGTTCGGGGCGCTCTCCACGATCAAGTCGGTGAATGCCGGCGATACCTTCACGGTCAGTACGGGGTCATTTAGCAAGACGATGAGCTAATGGCTACGGTCAGTGCGACCGTAGCCATGGCGGCGACGACGTCTATGTCTGTCGTTGGGAACTCGCACGTTACGACGCCACCGTTGGTC